TAAATTCAAACTATATCTTTAATGATGCTGGATTAAATGCACCATCAGGCATTGGTGTGACCTTTGGCCCACCAGTTTCATATATATTTGATATCTCCGCCTTCTCAATCTCAGTCAATTCTCTGTACGCCTGTAGTCCTGATTGTGCGCCACTTAGTATTGAAGACATTGTTGATGGCCCATGTGAAAACTTGGGTACTGCCATCTGTAATTGATCTATCATACGATAAGCTGTATCCTGCATATTCACAGTTAAGTTATCAAGTTCACGCTGTGCATTCAAATTAGAATCTGATATTAAATCTGCTGCCTTACGTGCAATATCCTGACGGTTCACACTTGGTCGTCTACCTACAGCACCAATACGTGCAGCCTCAGTGGTTCTCTCACCAACGGCAACACGTGCTGATCTCCTGATTTGTATATTCCGGTTGATCTTATTACGATTTATATCAGATGCTACCTTATCAGTTCTATAGCCTAACGTACCTAATGATCTGGCTGTGATCTCCTGATTGAGTTTGAATTGTTCTCTGTTCTCCGCATTACCTATCTCTTTATTCAATGATATACTACGACTCTTTGAGTACGCACCAAACACGGATGAAGCGATACTTGCAAATGCTGTACCTAATGCCATACTACCTCCTATCTCGTTCTGGTTCCAGATTCATAATAAGTACCATCCCAATCTATGTCACTAACATTAAATGGTAAATGACTATCGGATGATACAATGATCTTACACCTGTCCCGGTATGTTCTTATCGGGACTGATAATACATCATCCTTTAAGGTTGGT